GCATATTACCACATGTACCCAGCGGAAATGGGAAATCCTGAACCTTTTCGTGTTAATGTTGCCGTCATGACTTATGGCGATGATGTTAAGGGTTCGGTTCGTAAGGGACATGATTGGTATAATCATATATCTTATGCCGATTTTTTGGCTAAAAGAGATATGAAATTTACGATGCCCGATAAGACTTCAGAACCTATTCCTTATATGTTGGATGAGGATGCTGATTTTTTGAAGCGTCATAACCGGTTTGATGAGGATACTGGTCTCATTCATGGTACTTTGGATGAGGCGTCAATTTTTAAATCACTACATACAGTACTTGAGTCGAAAGTTGTTAGTCTTGCTGATCAATCTGCGATGAATATTGATGGAGCTCTGCGGGAATGGTGGCAGTATGGTAAAGTTCAATATGAATTTCGTAGAAAGCAGATGCAAGAAGTTGCAGAACTTAGTAATCTCACTCATGCGTGTAAGGAGCTTGATGTGACATATGAAGATCGTCTTAAAATGTTTAGAGCCAAATATTTTGACGAGGAAGAGGATGTTCCTTTAGAATCTAAGTATGAAAATCAATGTGGAATAGAAATTCCGCTAAATGTAGATGATCATTGTCTTGGAACTTCTGCTAATCCCTTTTACTGGTGGGAACATATTTGTGCGGATTTATCTTTATTGGTATACGTAGTTTTAGGTGTATTATTATACTATGAGAAAGTAACTTTTAAATTTGGCAAATTTGATAAACGTTGGATTTATGTCTTCCTATTCACTACTGGTGGATATCCTTCATGGAAATGGATATTTTATACTGCTTTTAAAACCATGTTGATGCCTTATTGTTTGCCTTGTTATGTAAGGATACAAAACGCGTGGATCCTGTTCTCCACTAGCAAAATTCAACATCTCTTTCGAGACCGCCGTTATGACTTTTAAGTCGGCTCTGTCCCGTGATGACAATAAACTCGTACAAACCCCGGAACTATTCGTGGTATAAGTTTAAAATAGTTATATGTATATGGTTACGCCGTGGCGTATTAATTTGTGTGTTTATATATAGTCGTGTTCGCTTTGCATATGTTGGCATCCAGCCTGTTCTGGATACGGTTATTTAGCCGGGGTTCGCCACCCATCTAAACCCTCTGCGTTACATTGAGTTAAGTAGCTCTTGTTTTCGTATTATCAAATATTACTTACTATTAATACTAATGATAAACCTTTCTCGGTGGGTTCTACCGAGGGGGCAAGCGCAGCCCAAAATGTGCAGTTCGTTGATGGTGATTCTCAATGGACTTATAATATCGATACTGATGCTGATGCTACAACTAAGTTGTCAGGATTTTCTGACGCAGATTTAGGATCGTTTTTGAGTCGGCCTCTAAAGATTCAATCTTATAAATGGACACCGAATGATGTTAACTTTTTCCATCAATTTAATCCATGGACAGATTTCTTTAGTAACTCAGATGTGTTAGATAAGATTAATAGATTCCGTAATTTACGATGTAACTTAAGACTTAAAGTTTTAATTAATGGTAACTCCTTTTATTATGGTCGAGCTATGTTGTCTTATAATCCTTATCTTGCTAATGATCAAGTGACTGTTAATCGGGGTTTTTTCCAACAAGATTTAATTCAAGCATCCCAAAAGCCACATTTGCTTATAGACCCATGCTCTTCTCAAGGTGGTGAGTTGTGTCTTCCATTTATTTGGCCCGAAAACATGTTGGATATTACCAATGTGGGTTGGGAAGAAGAAATGGGCAGATGTACTATACATGATTTTCATATATTGAAGCATGCAAATGGTGGTACTGATCCAGTTACAGTTAATGTATTTTGTTGGGCCGAGAATGTTACTTTATCTGTACCAACCACTTCCTCTGCTCAATCTGGACAGTCTATTGTGGATCAGGATGAATTTGGTTTTCCTAAATTCGAAGAACAAGCGAAGTATAATAATACTAGTGGATCAGGAGAATTTTCTCCAAATGGACTTATCAGTACACCTGCCTCAGCAGTTGCCAGTGCTGCTAATCAACTATCACAAATTCCAATTATTGGACCCTATGCTAAAGCTACCGGTATGGTGGCTGAATCATTGGGAAATATAGCTAAGGTATTTGGTTATGCTCGTCCTAATAATTTACAAGATACCCAACGTTATACACCGCGTTATAT